GATGCTCGTGAGGAAGAGGTAGGAGATTACGATGAATTTATTGAAGGCTTGACAGGTGATCCGTGATTTACTAACAAGTGTCACAGTTAACCAATTAAGCAAAACAAGATATGAGTGTATGGTATCAAATGGGACAAAGTGTTAGAAATTTACTAATATCTCTTACTAATACGAGTAAGGCAATTTTAGACACCGAAAGTAATATACAAGCAAGGACAGACGATGATTTAGGAACTATGGCTTTTGCTACAGATACTAATAAATTGTATGTATTTACTGACTCAGGCTGGGTAGCAGCTCAATAGTTTTGACAATTAACAACCACTAACATAAAAATTACAAACGATGGCTAACATACTTCAACAAATAGGAACGACTGTTAAATCTAAGTTGGATGAAAAGGTAAATAAAACGGACGCTGTATCGGACTTTTTAAAGTCTATACTCGGCTTCCCTCAAGATACCGTTGCACCCTCAGTAGACACAGCAGCAAACATAACGGCTAGAACTAGCGACGACACAGGTACGATCATGTACGGAAGCGATTCTACTAAGCTGTATGTGTTTGATGGTAGTGACTGGCAAATCTTTAACAACAACTAATAATGAGTGATATAACACTAATTAACGACAGCGAGCAATCATCGCTTGTTACTAACGGTCTCGCTAAGAATGGTGAGATGTACCTAAAGAAAGCAGGAAGCACCGACGCTGGTTCTATTGTTGTATACGATAGTGGAGCTTGGAGGAAGTTTGCTAATGAGGCAGTTAGTTTCGTTCAAACCTACAGCTTAAATTTTGATGGTACTAATGATTATTTAGATGCAGGTACTTCCTCAGACTACAGTATAGTAGGCGGAGGTTCTTTGAGTTATTGGGTTTATCCTTCATTTACAGGCTCCGCTACTTATATGGAATCCATAGGTAAAAGATCGTCAGCTGGTTTTCAAGTAACCCATGCTAAAACTGGTTCTACATACAATGTTTCTGTAGTAAATCACACATTTAGTGGAGGGGCACCAGTTATTAACTTGCCTACAGAAAATCAATGGTACTTAATAACTCTTGTTTTTCACGCTTCTGGCGGAGCTACATTATACAAAAATGACGGAGCTAGTGGGTCATCAGGAACTGGTCAGACAAACACTAAGGCAAGTTATTCATACACTGAAGACGCTAGTGCTCCTCTGTATATCGGTCGTCATCCTACTTCATTATCCAGATGCTATAAAGGTCTTATTGATGAGTTTGCGATCTTTAATAGCGAGCTGACCGCATCTGAAGTGGCAGCTATCTATAACTCAGGAGTAGCTGATGATTTAGCATCTTATAGCCCCACTAGCTGGTGGAGGATGGGTGATAATAACAGCGGAACTGGAACAACCGTAAGCAATCAAGGCAGCGGTGGAAACGACGCTACACTTACAAACGGTCCTACATTTTCAACCACAGTACCTTCTTAATAATTATGAGCGATAGACAATATGTTATACTAAACGCTGCTGATGTTTCTACCGTCAACTTTGACGATGTACTTGAAACTTCTTCAGATACACTAAGATACAATGTAGCGGGAGATGAAACCTTTGTTAAATACGAAGGACCTAAACCACGCTGCTTGTACGGTAAGGACACACTAAGTCACTCAGCTATTCTTACTGTATTAGCAGGGGAAGCTTGGACATCACCAGAGGAGGAACTATAAGACATGGCTAAACTAGACTTAATTACATCATCCACCCGTCCCGCTTCTCCTGTTGCAGGTAAAGCTTACTTTGAGACGGACACTAATAAAGTTATCATTTGGGACGGCTCTTCTTGGACAGAGATTGTTTCAGACGGTACTGCTTAACACATTGATTTTTTTATAATCACTAACTAACTAAATACTAATATGCCAGATACATCATCCATATTCTATCAAATCGGTCAATCGACCAAGAGTGCTATTGCAGCAGAAGAAACAAGAGCGTTAGCCGCTGAGGCTACTCTCCAGTCGAACATTACTGCTGAAGCCTCAAGTCGTGCAAGTGCCGATTCGACCCTTCAAGCTAACATCGACAGCGAGGCTTCAAGCCGTGCGTCTGCTGACTCTACCTTACAAGGTAACATTGATTCAGAAGCAAGCAGCCGAGCATCCGCTGACTCCGCTATTCAGTCTGAACTAGACGCTACTCAAAGTGGTGCTGGTCTCGCTGCTGGTGGTTCGTACTCCGCTAACTCCTCAACCAACTACATTACTTCGGTAAGTTCATTGGTTGGTGCTGACGAAGCTCTTGACGGACAAATCAAAACTAACGCTGACGCTATCGCTTCTGAAGCTAGCTCACGTGCCTCTGCTGATTCTGCTTTACAAGCTGAGATTGACGCTGAAGAAACAGCTCGTGCTTCTGCCGACACAACTCTTCAAAGCAACATCACAAGTGAAGCTTCCACCAGAGCCTCCGCTGATACGACCCTCCAAAGCAACATTGATGCTGAAGAGACTGCTCGTCAATCCGCTGACTCCACGCTTCAAACAAACATAACTGACGAGGCAACTGCTAGAGCTTCTGCTGATACAACCTTACAAGGAAATATCGACGCTGAGGAAACTGCACGTATCGCTGCTGTTAGCGGTGAAGCTACTGCCCGTGCATCTGCTGACACGACCCTTCAGTCTAACATTGACTCTGAAGCTTCGACTGCCCGTGCTGCTGAATCTGCTCTTGACGTTGCTAAAGCCAACCTTAGCGGAGCTGCTTTCACCGGTGACGTAAGCGGAACTAACCTTGTACTTAGCGGTAACTTAACTGTTAACGGTACAACTACTTCCGTTCAGACCACTAACTCCGAAATCAAAGACTCTATTCTTTTGATCAACGATGGTGCTGCTGGTTCAACTAACAACTCAAACGACGCTGGTCTTATCATTGAGCGTGGTACTGGTGACGGTGGAAACATCGCTGCTGTATACGACGAAGGAATCGACAAGTTTGCGTTCTATAAAACATCCGCTACTTCTGCTTCTACTGACATCAGTGGAGACGACGGAAGTGCTACATTGATCGACGTTAAAGCAAACGACGTTGTTCTTGGAGACGGTAACAATCTTGGTTCATTGGCTGACTTTACAGCTGCAATGGCTTAATTGTTTTAAATAACACCATATGAGTACGAAAGAGAAAAAGGACGATATGTCGTATATATCTTTTCGTCTCAAACGGTCACAGAAGAAGGATGTGGCTGGCATCGCTAATAAACTCGGTGTCAGCTCATCCGCTCTTTTGAGCACATGGGTAACTAGAATCCTCAATAATATGAACGGACTAGGCGACCATAGTGAAGAAATACCGAGAGATAGATAGAGATAAATTATCTTAATAATATACATTAAGGGGCAGTCCAATCGGGCTGTCCTTTTTTGTTGGTAAAATAACAAAACAACTTATACAATAACTATTATGCTAAGTCATAAAGAAGGAAGTAAGCTACACGATAAGATAGCAGACGCATATCGTAACAGTATAGACATCATGGACGAACACGGAGAGTACAACGCTGCAATTTTAAACTCAGCTAGACAATTCCTCCGTGACAACAACATTCTGATGGATTCCAGTATGGGTACTCCATTAAATGATTTGAATAACACGCTAATTAATGTACCCTTTGGGGAAGATGATGCAGCTGAAGCTTGAGTTGTTTAAAGAGAGCCCGGATAAATACCGTAAAGGTAAAATCCTAGATCAAACTCTGTTACAGACAGGAGAATCACAAGGTACATATAGTAAGCGTGACCCGCATCCTTGGGTAGAAGGTTTGTTTTATATGTATTGGATTACAGGTAAAGAAAAGTGGGGAACCGCAGAACAAATAAAAAGACACAAAGAAAAACAGGAAGCTTATAACAAATCAGATAAACGCAAAGCTTATGTGTCTGATTATAATAGATCGGAAAAAGAAAGACTTAGGAAAGCAAAGTGGCGAGCATCGGAAGAAGGTAAAGCTTACACTAAAAGGTATAGAGAAGAGTATGCAGAAGAGAAACACGCATACAACAAAAACTACTACAAGGAAAACCACGAAAAGATAAAACAACAACAGAGAGAATATAATAAAACAGAAAGCGGTAGAGCTTCTAGTTATACTAACTGGAGTAAACGGAGGGCTGCTAAGAAGAAAGCTTTAGATAAACTTACTAAAAGAGATCAAGAAATAATAAAACAAATCTACGCATACAAGCTCAGACTACAAAACAAATTAGGAATAGAATTTCATGTAGACCATATAGTACCACTTTCAAAAGGTGGGCTGCATCACCCATTAAATTTACAAGTAGTACCAGCTAAATGGAACTTGAGTAAACACAACCGTAACACCGAGAGATGGCTACCAAACGGAATGTAACAGTACCTCCACAACTAAAAGATTTCAGAAACTTTCTATACCTAGTTTGGAAACACCTTAACCTACCAGACCCAACACCGCTACAGTACGACATCGCTGAGTACCTGCAACACGGTCCAAAGAGGTCTGTTATCATGGCGTTCCGTGGTGTCGGAAAAAGTTGGATAACAAGTGCTTTTGTAGTACATCAGTTGCTGCTAGACCCGTCTAAGAACATACTTGTTGTATCAGCATCTAAGAATAGATCAGATGACTTC